AATCGTTAAACACAACTCCAAAATTATTTTTTAAAATCTTTTTGCAGTTTTTTAAATTCAATGCTGAAATATAAAAACAACCTTTTTTCACTATAACTTTTTTGTTTGTGTTGAAGTTTCCGTCTTTTGCTCTTAAATAATGCAAATCCTTTACTTCAAATTCAGCTCGGTTAATTTCGCCTTTGTTCAAATCAATTTCAAAAAGAATATGATTTGGTTTTGGTATTATCTGACCGATTAATTTTAATTGCTTTTCGATTTCGTTTCGCTTTACGCTTTCAATTACGATTTCGTTTTTTTGTTCAGTTTCTTTCATTGTAAATAATTTTAAAGGTTTTTTATATCAACATTTTAACATGAAATAAATTAAAAATGTTGATAGGTTAATGTTGATATAATTTTAAAGATTTTCCAATTTACTTTTATTGCGTGTAGCCACGAGTTAAACACAATATTACTACTGTGCGTTAAAAATGAACTCAAAAAACTTTTGAAACTTTGAATAAATGAAATTGTAAAAGTCTTTTAATAGTTTGCCAAAAATCCAATTAATAGCAGATATAGGAAATAAAAACCACCATCTAAAAATAGCTTCTTTCAAATCAAATCTTTTTTTATCTTCTTTGTCTAATTCTCTACCTTTAAAGTATGTTCTAATTATTGCGAAAATAAAACCAATACTTACATAAATACCAATATTTCTAAGTGTAATAATTTCAAATAAAGGTAAATTCCCCCAAAAATAATTGAACCCTAAAAAAGATAAAAAAGCGATTGTGGCTGTTGTTCCGCTTTCTTCAAGTTCTGAAAAAATAAGAATAAAAAACAAAACAACTAATGAAATGTAAAAAGCAATTACACTTCCAAATAAAGTAAAACCTAATAATGTTTCCATAAAAATACTGTGTTTAACACCAGTTTTGCAAGATTGCTGGTAAGTGATTAATTTAATGTTTAGTGTGTACTTGCAATACACTTTTTAAATCGAAGCTAAGTTTATTTTTTAAGCAACATCGCAAAGCTGTAAACGTTATGGTTAATTCTACGAAACGGGTTCAAAAGACGAATTGAAAACCAAAGAAACAAAAGAGCGATGTCCTTCTGTTCTTGTAGTTTCTTCAAATCCTAATTCTTTTAATAATTCGTGTCCTTTAGACCAATCTCTTGACATTTCCTCTCCGCATAAATAAAGTGCTTTTACATATTTTTCAGTTTGTAAAGCGTTGAAAATTGCCATTTTTTCATCAGGAACTTTTTTCAGTTCGTATTGTGTTAAAATTCTTTTTAGTTGATATGGATAAATTTTTACTCCATAAGTCAAGCATCTTTGAATAAGCATTGGTAATTCCATTGTAATTTAGTTTTATGAACCGCACTAACCATAACAAGTGTTTGGCAAAAAAGCGGGTTCGGTTATTAATTTAAAGTTTGTTTTTGTGTTATCGTGTTCTTGGCTTCGGGAAAACGATAGTTTTTATTTGTCCGCTTCTTCGCCAAGCCCAAAAACGTTATCACTCAGCTTTTAGAAATACCTGTTAAATTAGTTTCAGCTTCTTTTTTAGCTTGTTCCGTTCTTAATTGAACCCAAACACATTGCATAATTGCCATTTTTTTAATATCATAATTAAAACCACCATTGATGTATTTTTGATATTCACGAGGACTTATTTCAAGTAATTCACAAAACTTTTCTTTTGACAAATTAAATTCTTGAATTAAGTTTCTTGCATCACGAGCCATTGATAACTGAATGTTTAAATATCTAAAATCTAAATCATTCAAATCGGTTAAAAATTTTCTAACTTCTATTGCTTTCATTTTGTGTGTGAATTAAGCCGAAGTGATAACAGTGGTTTCACAATATTGCCACTTCGGGAGTTATTTAATGTTTATTTTGTACTTGTAAACCATTTTGCTGACATCAACAATATGGTCTTATTTATTTGGCAACAAGACAAAGCCGCAAACCGTTATAACCAATTATAACCCATCTTTGTAAATAACATCGAAATCACGATATTTTTTTCTTAAATGTTCGTAACTTAAATCAATTCCATCTTCTCTAATTAGTCTTGGAAATGGAAATGATGGCATAATTGGGTTTAACTGCTTTTCAATTTCTTTTATTTTATTAGATAATAAGTAATTCTCATATTCTAATAACTTTATTCTTTCTTTTAATTCTCTATTCGACATAATAACTGGTTATAAAAGCAATTACACTCTATTGCTACATTGTGATTAATTTAATGTTTATTTTGTACTTTCAAACCATTTTGCTGACGTCAGCAAAATGGTCTTATTTATTTGGCAACAAGACAAAGCCACAAGACGTTATAAGCAATAAAAATTACTGCTTTTGTGGTAAACAAATCTTACACGTTACTTTACTAACATCTTTGGTATTCGGCAAATCTGTTATTACGTGCCTTATTTTACCACAAATTGTTTTAAAGTGTGTTATCCTTTCTCCTGTTTTGTGTTCTTGCCGAATTAAATGTGCTTTCATAATTTCTATTGATTTTCAATTAATAATACATAATCTTCCCAAGTTAAATTTCTATTATCGGAATGCGAACGTCGTAAAACGTCGATAAATATTTCTTTTGCTGCAAGGTTATAACCTGCAATATCAAAGAAGTGATTTTCTACACTTGAGTTTTTCTTTTTCCAAGCGAAACCAATAACCTCATCGCCTTTTTTAGTTTCGGTTCGATGCTCCGCTTCAAAGTGTGAAAAATATCCTTTCATCGAATATTTACCTTTTTCGCTTTGTGGGAAATTCATAAATCCCGACGGTTGAAACCCATCCATACCCATTTTAACAGCCATATTTGATGCTAAAATATCTTTCAATTGATTTACTTGAAGCATATACAATTTACCCGCCATTTCTTTACTACGGCTAATAATCGGAGTGTCTTTACTGATTTTTCGATATTCATCTTCTGCATAACCTTTAACTCCAATCACAATCCTATCATTAATAGATTTGATGTAATCATAACTTAATTTAGTGAAATGCCCCGTATCGATAACCGTAATATCAATATCGTAAACAATTCCGCTTTGGCTTTCTAAACTCGCTCTTACAATCTCGCTTAGATAACTCCAAACGCTAAACTTTTGCCCGAAGTTATAAGTATATTTATCTCGATTACTTTCGTTTTCACGCTCTGAAACCGTCTTTTTTCTTGAACGCTTAAACGTTCCAATCGAACCGTGATTAATCGAATACGTTACGCCAGTTGAACTATGCGCTATGATTTCCCAATCCAATCTAACATCTTCGTTGTCTTGTTCCATAACCCCACCTAAGTCACACGCCATAGTTATCAATACTATTTTACCATTACCGTCTTTTTCGCAAGTAACATCTGGAACAATTCCGATTGGATAAGTACGAGTATTGTTTTCCATCATTTCGTTAACTCGTAATGATTTCCCTAACTCTACCCACGTTTGCCCCAGTTCCGTATTTAAAAACGTTTTCAATTTATCTTGGTCAACAACTCCGTTAGGAGGACAAGCTTCCAACCATTTATAAACCAAATCAACCCACGAAATAAAACCAGGCGGCAACACCAAAGAATTTAATTGATAACTCCTAATGTTTGGTTTTTTTGCTACTGCAGTTGGTATCCAAACACCCGATAAATTCAAATCATATTTTTGAGTTGGTAATATTTTTCCCGTGCAACTTTGACATTCATAGTGTACGCTTTCCGGAATTAATTCAAACTTATCGTTTAGCTCCCACTTTATACCGCCAAATGTTCCATCTTCACGGTCAACACGCCACTCAATTGGAATTAAAGTTTTGCAATGTGGACAATTCCAATTCCATTTGCGTTGATCACCATCCAAAAAAACATCTTCAACATTACTTTGTCCTTTAATCGTTGGCGAACTTATCCAAGCTATTTTTTTTGTTCCTGAAAAAGATTTCGTTCGAGCTTCAACTAAGCTACGAATACTACCTTCTTTTTTGTTGATACGTGGTGCATCGTCTAACTCGTCAGCTAAAATATACTTTACTGAATAAAATCTCAAATGACGTGGATTGTACGTTGCAACCGTTAAACTCCCACCAGCAAATTCTTTTTTGAAGTCAGTATCTCCAGATTTTTGATTTTTCTTTTTTATAATCGACGGACGGATTAAATGCGATAAACCAGAATTGTGTATTATTGGGTCTAACCTATCTCGAACGGTATCTTGCGCCAAGGTTTCCGAGCCCGAAAGAAACATTATATTACTTGGAGTTTCTGAAATTATATAAGGAATTATAGCCGTGATAAAAGCAGTCAATCCACTTTGAGAACATTTCATAACTGCAAATTGCTCAACGTCGGAGTTTGCGCTCATATTGTCCGCTATTTCTAGTAGATACGGCGTTAACTTGAAACTAAAAAACCCACTATAATTACTTTCTGCACTCGTTAAGTAAATGTTTTTTTCAATCCATTCCGTAGGCTCAATGCGTACATTACGAAAACTAAACGCTTTTGTTTGTATCTTTTGAATTGAGGTTTTGAATAGTTCGTTTAGCATAATTAAAATTTATGATTTTCGATTGACTTTTTACAACCGTCTTTGCCACGTCTAAAAAGACCTTCAACTATTTTACAATCACATTCGTTTTTAATTTCTTTTTTTTCGGATTGTAATTTATTTTTTTTGACCTTAGAAACTATTTCTTTTTCTAATTGCTCAAATTCATAAGTCATTCCACTTTCAGTATCATAAGCAGCTAATTTAATCCCTATTGCTTCCAACACAGAAACCATAACATCAAATTTCATAGATACGCCTTTTTCCCACTCGTAAAAAAAAGCCAAACGCAAACCAGTCATCTTTGAAAGATTAGCTTTGCTCCCCGCTTTTTTTTCCGCTATTTCTAATAATTGTTTTTGGTTCATAATAATTGTGTCCATTTTTTAATTATTTCATCTTCTCTTTTTAACTTATTTTTAAATAAAATTTGGTCTTTAGAATAATTAAATTCGTTATCTCTTGACCAAGTTATATTACCTTCCCAATCACATAATAAAATTCTTTTTACCATGTATTTATTAGCTCCGACATCGTCAGTATCTCCAAACCTACTCCATTGATATTCAAAAATACGTTTTAAATCTGGATGTATTGACGTTAGTAAAAAATCTTTGTATTCCTTCCAAGTTTTAAATTGATTTGGTAATTCTTTTATTGAATACATTAAATTTTCTTTTCCATACATGGCAGCCGTATGAACGCCTTTTAATCGACGTTCTAATTTATCATAAGTTTCTGGTTCAAGTTCTTGCAAATCTGTTAAACATCTAAACGCTTTTTCGTGTACTAAATTTGAAACTCTAAAACTTCTTAAATTACCACCAAGCATATACATTTTATCATAAACTTTGTTATATGGTAAATTATTTTCAATTAAATATTTCCAAATATCAGTATAACTCCAGTCAATTATTGGATAAGCCTTATTTGGTTCGGTTTTTCTTCTTAACCAAAACAAATCACTATCTTCTCCAAACATCACAAATCTTCTATCTGGACTTTCTTCAGCTCGTAAACCAATAATTGAAACAAAACTTCCTTCAAAGTTTCTTCTATTTTGTTGAGCAACCCAAAGATTAAATTTATAAAATCGTTTAGGATATTTATTATCTAATTTTTGAATAGCTAACGGATGTTTTTCTCTTACCCAATCTTCGCTATCACCCCACGCCCATAAGAATAGTTGCTCGTGACTTGCTGCATTAGTCATAAATATAGGTACTTGATACCATTGGGGAATAACATTTGGCTGCAACATTGCCCATTCAACAAAATCAATTGTGCCTTGATATTCGGCTTCTTGGTCTTGAAAATACAAAATGAATTTACGATTACGTTTTTTAGCTTCTGCATTTACCAAATGAAATAAAACGGTACTGTCTTTTCCACCAGAAAAAGCAAGCTGAATATTATCGTAATTATCAAATAAAAACGATATTCTTTTTTCAGTTGCACTAAGCACATTTTCTATACCTCTTATTGCGGTTCTTCCCATGACTTTATATCTTCTTCAACTTCTACAATTTGACGCTCTATTGAGTACGGAATACCTTTAATTTCTGATGCTATTCCTTTCAAACCAATTAACCTTTGAACTTCTTCTAAAGTCATTCCTAGCTCTTTCATTATTTTAAGTTCATCCCATCCAGATTTTAGCATTCCAACCAACGATGCTTGTAATTCAACTTCATGTTTACCTCTAGCTCGATTATGGCGAATAGTAGATGCCATTCTATCTGAAATATCCTTTTCGATGACAGAAACGGGCAACATTCCGTTTTCACGATCAAAAATATCTTTTCGAGTAAGCATTATTGTATAACGGTGAAATCCATCAACAATAATATATTTATCACGTTCTTTGTCATAAAAAGCCACAACAGGCATTGTATAACCATCGGCTTTTATGGATTGATAAAGCAAATCCATTTCACGCTTTGCCACGTGGTTTGGATTATAGTCGTTTGCTTCCATTTTATCAATAGGAACTGCAATAACATTGTAAACTGGACTTATAAATTTTTTCATAATACTTGTTTTAATTCTTTTTTACTTATGCTTTTAAAATAATTCAAGGCATCTAATTTGTTTTGGTTGTTTTTTTTAATCAAATTATCCAAAGGTATTCGACCATCTAAATAATAATGATAACAAGTTCTTTTTTGACCAGTTCTAAAAATTCTACGTTGGTACTGATCCACATTCATCCAATCCCAAGTTTTATCAAATTCAACAGTAACATTAAACTGGTTTTGCAAATTTAAACTCATGCTATCGGATTGTAAAGAAAAAACATTTATACCTTGTATTTCATTTTCTAAAAACTCTCTACTATTAATAAACTTCGTATAAACTGCAACATTTTTTAAACCGTGTTTTTCAATTATTGTTTTTACAATTTGTATTTTTTCACTTGCACAACAATAACAATGTTGAAGTTTTTGAACCATCATTAGAAAAATATTATTATTATATTCTTCTAAATTTTCCTTACATAAAAAGTAATCCTTTATTTCTTCATATTCAATTTTCATTAAACCATCAATTGAGTAAGAAATATTAATATGCTGAACATCTACATCTAAAACCAAATCAGCTTCGTAAATAAATGGTTTTATCAAATGAAAAAGATAATCAATATTTGCGTAACCAGTTATAAACTCATTTGTTCTACCATTTTTTAAAACAGTAGTTTTTTCACAAAATACATTTTCAAATTCTGCATACGACATATTCAATATTTTAGGCGAAAGAAAAAACATTTGTGACCAAATATCTAATAAGTTTCTTGAAAATGGAGTTCCGTTTAATATCAATTTATATTCTGAATTATGCGACAAATCAAATATTCTATTTGTTCTTTTAGCTGTTGGATTTTTAATCAAAAGACTTTCATCGACAACTATAAAAACTTTTTTAAATTGAGTTGTTTTTTTACTTAATTCCAAGTAAACTCTATCACTCATTCCAACACTTTGAACTCCAATAAAATCTATATTTTCAAACGTATGCCATTTTTCAACCTCTGTTTTAATTCCAGTATTTTCAATTTTAGGATTTACAGATTTAAAAGGAGCAAACCACAACACATAATCTGGATTGACTTGTTTTATTAATTCAACTGCAACTCTAGTTTTTCCAGTTCCAGAAGATTTAAACAATGCTCCTACTTTTTTTGTATGCAAATGATTTATTGCGTTTGATTGATTATTTAATAAGGCTTGCATCTGGTAAGTCATTAGGGTTAAAATTTATTTTTACTGGAGTATGTTTTTCAATATACCAACTTGCAATGTTTTTCTTCTCTTCATCTGTTAGTTTTGATAAATCACATTCAAATAGTCTTTCATAAATAAAAGGCGGTATTTCTAATTTTCCAGAAAGATTGTTTTTAATTGATAATTTATAACACAATTTAGATGGTATCCAATACTCTTGATTATTGATACGAATTAAATTTGCTTTACCAGTTTGAGCAACTAACTTATCAAATTCAATTCGTATTGATTTTATGATAACCATTATAGGTAAGTCAAATTAGCAAATCTTTCAAGTAGTAGTTTTTCGCCTTCGGTTTCAAAAACTATTCTAAATTTTTTCATGCCGTCGTTTTCGATTTCTTCAACGATTTCGCCTAATCCAAAACGAGCATGTTTTACTTTTTTACTTTCGCCTAATTTTACTTTTGCTTTTTCTATTCTTGGTTCATGTTTAGAAACTAATACATTTGCAGCAATCTCTAATTTTTTAGTTTTTGGTAGGTTTTCAAAAATAGCTTGAGGGTAAACATTAAATCTTTCGTCAAATTGATTTTCAGTTAAAAAGCTATCTTCAACTTTTCCATCATAAGAAATTTTAACCTCAACTTCTGTTTCGTCTTGTGATAACCTAGCATCGATTAACTCTACTTTAGATAATTCAATGATTTCTAAAATTTCATTTTCAACATTTTCTATAACTTCGTTTTGCTGACTTTCAATCCAGTTATCAGATTGCGAAGGACAATCAATAAAACATCTAACCACAAACTCGTCATTTCTAATTTCAACATAAGTTTTTGTTGACATCTTTTTTGTATTGTAACCTCTATCAATATAAACTCTTTCTTTACCTTCTTTTGACCAAAATTTTCCGTTTAATTTAGTTGCTAATTCTTGAAGTGTGATAATTGATTTCATAATTGCTATTTATTAAAGATTGTTTTTTCTTGCTTGTTGTCTTCTTAATTCATTTGCATCTTCTATTTGAGCCATTGACAAATTACTTACTTCGCTAGTGTTAGCAGTATTAACTTTAGTGTTAATGGCTTTAGAACCGATTTTAACTAATTTATTTACAGTTGTCATTCCGTTAGCTCCTAATGCTTGAACTTCCACATATTCGTAAACTAAACCTTTTTTGTTTAATAATTCTAATGTTGCGATTTCTTTTGCTGTAAGTGTCATAATTTCTAAATGTTTTAATGTTATTGTTTTAAGACTTTGTAAAATTACAACTTTCCGTAAAACCACCAAACAAAAACTAAAAAAAATTACTAAAAACCGTAAAATTTAACATTATTACGGAATTTAGTAATTTGTATCTTACGGAATTTAGTAAAAACTATTTTCGCTCCCCTCGACTTCTCACTTCTTGATACTGACTAACTGCAATATCTAACTCGTAATTAGCATCCTTTTCAGCTTTACTAATCACTACATCCATTATTTTATCTAATGCCGTAGTGATTTCCACTAAGTCCTTACGATTACCACCGAAACGCTCCACCATTACTAACGCCATGTTATCACGTTCACTTCGAAAGTTCTTTAATATCGCCTGAACATTGACTACAATTATCTTTTCAACTTGATCCACGGGCAATAAGTTCCCCGCCAATTTCTCCAACTGCAAACGCTTCAATTCAGCTTCACGCTCCTTGGTTTCTGCTGCTGCAATCTTAGTCCTTAAATCAATATCAGCGTACTGCTTTTGTTGTGCTGTTAATCCCGTAGGACGTTCAACCGTTTTTCTAGTCTTAGAAACATCATTTTGAGCAACAACTGGATTTGGTTTGTTGATGTTTTGCGCCTTTTTCTTATCCAAAAACAATCTATTTACAGCATTGTCCGTATCTATTTTGCCGTCTGTCCCCTTTATTATTTTTCCCCGCTGTGCGTTCTTCTTTGCCGTGTCATAAGACATTCCAATCATTTCAGCGAACTCTGTTAAACTTACTATTGCCATGTTTTGAGGTTTTTGTCCCTACAAATATAAGAAGCTAGGGACTTTTTTCGGGACTGTTTTAAAAAAAGGTTTATGTATGAACAAATCGAAGTGCGCAACATATTGCAATCTGATTTTTGTAATTTTTTACAGTACCTTTTTTAAAGCGATTAAACCCGTAATTAAATGCTTTTTCTTGCGTTTTAGACACTATCGCATCATTGAATGAGTAGTTATTCATTTAACTTGCCTTTCGTTTCTCTACGGCTTTGCATTGACTTTGTAGGTTGTTTAATGTTGTACTCTACTCCATTGCATCGTGAACAAAAGCCTTTGATTGAAATCTCTTTGTCGTGGTGATTAATATCACAATTGTTTTTTCTTGATGGTTTCATAGTGTATTACCTATTAGATATTAAATCCTTCAATCATTCTCTTAATAGCTTCTTTAATAAATACATTGTTCATTTTATTTTTTTTATTCGTCATACCTCCAAATAATCACACCCCAAACCATTTTTGCGTTATAATCCATAAACCTATCCAAATAATAGTCGTAATAACCTCTGAACTCTTTTTCTGTCGTTAGGTCACGGATTATGATGTCTTTTGATATTCGCTCGTTGTGTGGCATTGGTTCGGGTATTACCTCTGGTTGATGCCATTTGTAGCGTTTGTCTTTGTAAACCAAATAAAGTAATCTTAAAAAAGCGATCAAGACTAATACTATTATTGTTATTTCAAATGTTTTCATAAATATTGTTTTTAAAGTGTTTAAAAGTTTCTTCTTGAGAGTGCCATTCGTTGTTAAAAAAATACTTTTTGTCTTTTGGGTAATAAATAGAATTTTCGTTTAACCATTCTAAAAACTTAATGGTAAAATCGTCGTTTATTTGTTCGCATTGTATAGCAAATCTTTCAGATTCTCCGATTGTATTAATACTTACTTTTGTTTTGAAATTCTCTCTTAACTTATTCATTTTTTTTTTGGTTTTTTAGGGTTTAATCTAAATTCTAAAATCCATCCGTAAAAATAAATTTCAAAACTATCTATCAATCGTGTAAAATAAATTTTCATACTCTCATTTTTTTACAACCCCAATTCCTTAGCGAATTTAGGGGTTAGGGTTAGCGAATAAGGGATTAAATCTTCTATTGTTTTTATTTCAGTAGTATAGTTGTTTTCTGAATTATACAAAAACAATGTTTTATTTTCTGTGTCAAAAATTAAAAGCGTTTCGCCATTTTTAACATAAATAAATCCTTCCTCCGAACCATCATATTCAAATCCTTCAAATATTACGTTGTCTAGGGCGGTGGTGTATTCAATCCATTCATCTGTTTCAATTGAAGTTCCCCATCTATCCTTGCTGTTTTTCCATCTCATTCTGGGTTTCTCAAGTATCCTCCACTCCCCATTTTCTTCCACCGCTGCAACAACAATTCCGACGTTGGTTTCTTGGGAGAGGAAATTGGCGAAGTTAAAAAGTCTATATAATGTTTGCGTGTCTG